TAATTCTTTGATGGAGGCACGGCACCACCACATACCCCGTGTCTCCTTCTAAGGATTATATATGTTATTAGGATTTGACTCTTTTGCGGCACTACCCATTTCAGCTTCAGGTAATGAAGGAAATGTAACTCTTGCAGTTACAGGTAATCAGCTTACAATCAATATTGGAGACCCAGGAATCACTGCTGATTCTGTTACAGAGATACCTAATCCAACTCCACTTACTTTAGGTACAGGTACTGTTACCCTTAATATTGATGTAGATTTTACAGTTACTGGATCTGGTATTACTTTAGCTACTGGAACTGT